TTATAGGTCTCAATAGCGTCTGTTGACGCTTTAGCCATAAATTCCTGTAGTTCTTTCTTATCCATATGTAGTTCCTTAAGAATATTATCCTGAGAAGAATCCTTCTCACTTTTTGTTAAATCGTTTTTCTCTTCTTCATGTCCAAAAGACTTACGAAAAGTTTGATACTCTTCTTCATTCTTAAATGACTTTTCTAAAGAAAAAACCGAATCTTGGTTTGCGGGAACAGAAACAACACTAATTTCATAAAGCTCTAAGTCTTTAATGTAAAAAGTATCATCTTCCCTGTCGTAGTCGGCTTCTTTTAAATTAAACCCTACGCTAAATGTTTTTAAAACACCGTCTTTTATTAAGTTATATACTTCACCTGCAGCCTTACTAATTTCTGCAACGATTTCCAATCCCTTGTCGGTCACATTGTAATCAACAGTGGTACCAACTGGACGTGAATAATCATGGAAAGCAAGGACTATAGGGTTCTTTAGATAATCATCCATTCCCCCCTTTTCCCAAGCTTCTTTAACGATTACATCGCCACTTCGGTCTTTGGAAACAGTATTTGCATAACCTTTTATTGTTAGAGAGTCTTCCGACATCTCTTTTTCAACAACATTAAACAATGAATTGATTTCAAACTTTTTATTCATTATCATCCTCGTTTCCCTGAGGTCTTCCACCCTCAGAAGGGTTGCCTGCACTACCAGCTATATTTGCCGGTATGCGTAAATCATCATGACCATCTATCGTTTCTAATCTTAATGCAACTCTAGCTTCATTTGGAGTAATAACTCCACCGTTAACTAAAGTGCTGTAGTATCTTGCTTTATCGTCTAACTCTGGCTGTAAAGGCGAGAGTTCTTCCAGTGCTGCTGCTAGGTCATAACCAAAATATCGTTCTAATCCGCTAATTAGTTTCCTTACTAGGGGTAAAACGGTCTCTTGATACATTAATCTGTGATTAGGTCTAATATTTGCATTATTTCCACCTTTTAATAAAATTGGTGGAACTCCTAAAACTTTAAGGATAGTATCCTCTAAGTTACTCACAGAATCTTCAAAGTCTAATTGTTTAAAGTCCACATTAGATATACTGTCTATCTCTAGACCCCCGTCCAATACTAAAGGTCTACGACCTCCACTTTTAGGGTTATACTTCTGTGACCAAGAATTAATTAGTCTCTCTTTAACCTTAGTACTAAGAGTATTAGGACTCTTTAGTATAAGGCCAGGTACTGCTCCATTTTTGAAGAAGTTACCTTGAAAATCTCTCATATTATAAAGTAAATTTATGGAGTCTCTAGCTGAAAGCAGTCTAGGTGTCCCTCTATAAATTGACTTAGTAGAATTATCTCTAATGTGGATAATTTCATCGGGCTTATATTTAATATCTGAATATTCGTACCCTTTGATAAACGTTTTTTTATCTGGTATTACTCTAACGTTATCAGCAGGTAAATGATATAAGTGCACCCCATCATAGTATATAAAACAGTTTCCATCCATTAACATATCTAAGAATAAATTTCTTCTAAATGCATCCGCGTTTTGATACGGATTAGGTTGTCTGTTTAATAAACTTACTAATTTTTTGTGTCTGATAGTTGCTATACCTGGAAAAGCTTCTTTATCTCCAACATCTATCCCTATCTGGGATGCTGAGTCAACTATCATGTTAACCCCTCGGTTAACTACCTCTAATTTTTCAAAAGCTCTTTCATAAGGCAATGTAGAGGTTAAAGAACCTTGATCTCCTTGAGCTCCTGCAATTATAGGTTGTGCAGGATTTAACTTCTGCACGAAATTCTTAAATATACCCATATTCTTTTTCTCTTCTTTTTCCAACCCAACGTTGTTGTTTAGGCCCGGTTACTAAGGAAGGCTTTTTCCCGTATATCGAATGAAGTTTTAAATGGTGTGTATGACAGAGAGTAACTGTATCATCATATATTTCTTTATGATGCGCGTCAATAAACTCATCTCTCATATCCATCATATCTTCAGAAGTCAATATAACAAGGTGCTTTTCTTTAATCCACCTATTAAGAAGCTCTGTTACACTAAAGAAGTGATGGAAATCAAGTGATTCCTTTACTCCGCAGATATAACATTCTTCGTCTTTAGTATAAGCACTTTTTGCGCGGTCTCTAATGTATTTAATCTTATCACGCTTAAGCTTGCTCATACATATTTTTTCTTAAAATATTCTTTTTATTATTCGGAAATTATATCAAATATCCATCAAAATGTCAAGAGGTATTTTTCGGTGGTCATATTTAAAATGTAATCATAGAAGCAACAAATGTATACAAAGCGTAGCGTAAAGCATCTGACATATGGGAAGCCATGTTATGCACAGGTTTTTCTGTTAATAGGTTTTCATTTGGGTTCCACTGATATTGGTCTAAAGCCATTAATGAGTGGTCGCATCTTTGATCTACTATTAATCTATTGTTATCTACTATAGTAGCTACTGCAGCTATCCCATCTAGTACAGACTTAGTAGCATTTATAGTACTAATATCGTATTCTTGTGCTAAATCAAACCTCATTTGTTGTGCTGCTGAATCAATGTAAATAGCATCAATATCCCATTTCTCTATAAGTTTTCTAATTTCTACGGCGTGTTGTTCTGTAGTTTTTTCAGCTTCCATATATTCATCTAAAATATAGTACTTCTCAGAATCCCAATCAAAGCCAATTACACAGAAAGCAGTTGGGTCACGATAACCTACATCTAGTCCCGCAAAAATATCCATTTTAGAGGTGTCTAATTCTTCTAAATTAGCTACACATTCTTCATAATTAAAGTCCCATATCTGACCATCAAACGTATTAAAAGAAGCTAAGTATTCTTGTTCAAATTCAGCTTTAGACATAGTACGTCTGGCTTCTTCGATATCTATTTCACTAATTCTTGGATTTTCATGATAAGTAGCTTTTATAGATATCCAGTTTTCGTATTCGTCATTGAATCCTCTATCATAAAATTCAGCAAACCAATTGTTGCGTCCACGAGGAGTAGATATGAAAATACTTTTACTATTGGGTTTATCTAAGGTTGGGCGAAGTGCGATATTAAACGCATCTTTACCTGCATGACTTAACGCCGCTTCATCAAATACAATAAGATCATAGCTGCGGCCAACAGTACTATCAACTTGATTGACTGATCCCATTCTAATAGTGCTTCCATTTGTTAATTCTATTATTTTGTCCTTTGCATTATCTCTAGTTACTTCTAGATCAAAGTGTTTAATTAAGTTTCTTTGTAAATCAAATGAAATCTGAGATAGAGCGTAATTAGGACTAATAATTAGTACATTGGCTCCTGGAACTAACGCTACTAGTTGCCCTATGATATTTGATATATATGTTTTGCCTTGTCGTCTAGATAGGGCTGCGACAATAAAACGGTATTGTGGATTATTAACAGCATTAATTAATGCTATTTGAGAGTTTATAGGATTTATACCTAGAAGTTCTAAGTATTGAGATATAGGAAGTTTTATAAATCTTTCCGCTTTAGGGTACTCTGTAATTTCTTTAGAACTAATATTATCTCTGCTTATCTCTAACATTGATATTCCTGGTTAAAAACCCCACGGATTAGGCAGGGTTTAGTTAAAGTTATTTTTTAGTAAAAATGTGGTAAATCACGGCGAGTGATGCTAGACCTACGAGACCTGCGTCTCCTAGTTGTGCTATAATACCTGTAATGGTAACAATTACATTGCCACCAATAAAGGGTACAGTGCCCCCAAAAATTACCTGTAAAACTATGGTTAGGGCGATTAATGAAACCCCTGCTTCCGTACCTGATTTAATCCATCCAATTGCTTTATCTAACATAAGAAATCTCCTTTTTTTAGAATTTGTCAACATTGACAGTTCTTAATTATACCAGAAATATGAAAAAAGTCAAGTATAAATTTCTAGGTTTATTGTATTTTCTTATGTGTAGATATTACTTTGCCTAATTTAAGATTATCGATTTTCTCGTTTGGAACATATCTCCAAATGTAGCCACGATCTTCATCGTCGTACCCAAAAACAGTAAGTAGCAGGCCTATTTTTACTATAACTGCTTTTGTACCATCTAACATTACTATGTCCCCCTCTTTAAAGGGTCCAAAGTACTTAAAACTCATACCTTCTGCTATTTTAACAGCAACATCTTTAACCCAAAAAGCTATTATTATACCTAACATCATAACTATAAAGGGAGTAGCTAAATCGGCTATTTTTAAAGATAGTTCATTCATAATTTAATAACTATACGATGAAGATGAAGTTGAAGGTTGTGTATTATTTTCTAAGAGTCTAATGAATCTTTCGTGTTGTTCTACAATATCTTCATCCAAGTCTTTCATATCATCTATTTGGTCTATAAGTTTCATAACTTGACTCTCTAACTTATCTACCTTCTCTTGAGCCACTACTTGTCCTGTTGATAGATTGAATGTCTGTGTCAAGTTCCATCCGCCTAAAGCCAATACGATTCCCATAAGTAACATTACTACTTGATCTTTCATAGTACTCCTGATAACGAGGTTATATTATTCATGTTCTCTCCA